ACAATCATAATGATCGTTATATCTACCTATTTCTAGAGATTGTGAGCATTGCTGGGTTATAGCAGAACATATTTGTATAATTAATAAAAATTTCATTAATCTCCCATTTTATCCTTGCATTTAATATCTAGTTTGGTATAAGCAAAAAGAAATAAACAATAGGAGTATATCATGGATGAAAAAAAAACTAAAGGTAAAGGCAGCACCATCATTGCGGAAGTAAAGTTTGGTGAAAGAAAAGGAAAAGTACAAGTCATTGAACCTGATGAAAAAGCATTAGTTGTTGTCTTTAATGAAACAAAAAATCAACTAAAAATATTTTACCAAGAAACAGAACTAGGTAGTGCATCATTTGCAACTGACTTAGATGGTGATCTAGCATTTGGTTATTTAGTACAACAGTGTAAAGAAAAAATAGAACAATGGGGAAGGACAGCATGGATAGGAAAGACAAATTAAATTTAAAATCTAGCTCTACAATGTTTAGAGAATGGGTGACACAAATGGATAATGTTTTATCTAAAGTTGAAACTCATAAACTTGATGGCAGTTTGCTAACTAAAGAAGACAGTGCCTTTCATAATGCACGAACTGTGTTAGCTGAGTGTGCAGTGCAGTGTAAAGCTGCCCCTGCGTATGTAATCAACGAATGGGTTGCATCTGATTTGATTGAAGATGAAATTGAATCACGAGATGCGGAAATGGAAAAAGATGAAAGATAAAATTACAAGTATGGTTTTATTGATCACTTTATTAATCTTACCACCTAAAATACTTTTAGGCTTGATTGCCTTTTTGTATTGGGTGGTTGTTTATTAGGAGGAGAACAATGCAATTAAAAGAACAAAGATCTTGGAAAGATAAAAGAATAGATGCAATTCATAGATTGTCACAACTAAAAAATTGGACAAAATTTGATGATGCACATCCTTACTTTGATGAGTGGCAACTTATTATAAATAGTAAGGCTAAAACTAAAAAAGAATATAAGGAGCAAAACAATGGACATAAATAAATGGAAAAGTGTAGCGGTTGACATAGACAATTACTACATCATAAAAGCAATGGGCCACCACGGACGTAGAAAACCTGGAGCTCAAATCGCTAAGTTAGTAGATTCAGAAATTGCTAAATTAGCTATAAAAAATAAAAAGAATAGTACATCTTTTAGATCAGAACTGATCTCACAAGGTAAATCCCTAGATAAAAAATAACTAGATATAGCGGTGAGACATAAAATTAATACTTGATTTTGTGTTTCACCGTGCTATAACTGATTTGTATTCCTCAAAACCCGATGAGAAGTAGGGGTTTCAAGCTACTTATCAATTCAGCAATAACGAACGACAATTTTATTAATTTTAATTAAGGAGATTGTTTATGACAGACGCGGTTAGAAAGCCTTTAAGTGAGGTGCTAGATCAGGCACTAGATAAACTAGTGATGATTAGCCCTAATAAAAAAACATTTGATGAGCTGACTTCCGTTATGTTTCAACTTTATTGTGGAAATGATTTTGGTATGGGGAACGCGAGCGTGCAGTTTTTAGAAAAAACTGAACAATGCTGGAAGCAAGGACGTAAAAAAATCGCTTTGAGAAAAGGATTGTCCATTGTTCATAATGCATAGCCATCAGTACCTACATCCATGTCTTTTCCCTGATGGTTATGCAAATGACTGATTTATTTGATGATTTAACAGAGAATGTCCATACTATGGATGGATTGAAAAGAACTTATTTCATCGATTCCATATATAAAGATTTTGAACGATCTAAACGAGTCTCCGATACAACTATGGAGGGTTTTTATCGTGTCTTTCTCACCACACTTATTAAAGATTATGGGCACTGAGATTGCTGAGCAATTGTTAGACCCACATAGAACTGCTGAACAGAGACTATACCAAGCCGTGATCGTACAAGCCTTTGAAGATTGTTTGTACACTAATGGAGGTAAGAATGAATCTTACAATAAGCGAGAAGCACATGATTGGTTTTTAAAAAAGGATTCTGATTTTGAAAAAGTTTGTTGGTTAGCAGGATTTGACCCTGATCATATTAACTACCAATATAGAAAATGCTTAAAAGAAAAGGTGATCTATTTTACCAGTGTTCAGTTGTATTGGATAGACTACAAGGAAGCTTATAAGGATTATAGAGAAGCTGAGGACAAGGAACAAAGAGCTAGTGTAAGAGCTAGAATTACAGCAATTCGTAAAAAGCTTAAAATATAGGCTTAGATACCCTAAAAGTATGTGGTTTAAACGCCATTAGAGAGCCGTAGGTGCGTGAATCGGTGTGGGGTAAGGGGTAGGACAGGGTAAGGCAGAATGGACAACGGATAACGGACAATTTTATGGGGGCAGTATCCAATTTCAGGTCTCCCGTAACTTTCGTAAGCCACCCCCAATGTATGAAATAAAACACAACAAAGTTGTGCCCGAAGTATAGCGAAAATTATTTAGGTTGTAAAGTTTAAAAATAAAAAAATGCGGGTATAGGGTAATTAGGGGGTAATGCTCTATGAGAAAATAGTTAAGTAGAAATGGGGTCTAAAATTTCTACTATATAGATTTTCTAGACCCCTTATCATGTTTTTGTACCCCCGCACATTAGGTGGGTCTGGTGGGTCTCAAGTACCTTTTTCAATTATTAATCAATAATAGCAACACTTTTAGACTTTTCTATGGTGGGTCTCTAGGTGGGTCTCAGGTGGGTCTCAGACCCACCACAATAGTCAATATTCCTTGCGGACAGAAAAATGCTGATCAAGGGTACACTTACAAAGGGTACAAAAATCTATATAATAAAAATTATGGTAGCTAAATACATAGGACAACAACTTTTAAAATTAGGTAAGAAAAAGGTCACTCCATATTTAAAAAGGCCAACTCCAGCTAGTAGAGAGGTTGGTGCTGGAAGCCCAGGGCCTGTACCTATGAGCAAACAATCTGAAATTAAGTCTACTTTGAGTGGTGGTGAATATAATCTACCTAAAAATAAAAACATCAAGGGCGTTAAGTTTGTTAATGATAAAACAGCTACACAAAGATTTCAGGATAATGTAAAAGATTTAATAGGTCTTGATAGTATATCTATTAAGATGCAACAGAAAAAAATGTTTAAAACAAAAAAGAAATTATTGGGAGGTCTATTAACTGCCGCAGGAAAAAAAGCTGCTAAGAGTTATATCAAAAGTGGTGGTAGAAAAACTACTACGATTATGAAACAATTTGGTGGCACAAGAACTGAAGCTAAAACAGACGTGCTATCAGGTTTGAAAATGCATACTTCAGATCAGTATACTAAAAACTTATTTAACAAGAGCATGCAAAGATTAATTGAGGCATATAGAAAAAAATGAAATCAGGAAAATATAAATATTTTGCGGGTGGGTTAATTGCTGGTAAATCAGGTGAATTACTAAAATTTATTCTTAAATCGCCAGGAGTGAAAAAAAATTTTAAAAAAATTGATGACATAGTAAAAGAAAAATACACTAGTGTTTCAGGATCGTTAGGTAAAACACCTCCTAAAGGTTTACAAAAACTTGATAAGCAAAGGGGTAAAGCAACTTTGATTATGGAAAAAATTAAAGAAGCAAATGCAAATCTAGTGAAAGAAACAACAAAAGCTAAAGTAAAAGTTTTTGGAAAGTCAGCACCAAAAGGAACTGCAGAGAGAATGTTTGTAGCTAGATCCGCAAATCTTTATAAAAATTTAAACAGATATAAAAAATCTTTAAATCAAAAAGGATCTGCTCTTTTAGAGAGATATAAAAATAAATACAAAAATAATTAATATGAGTGGTGGTCTTAAAAAGAAAGAGTTAAGAACTGAAGATGACTTAACTTTAAAACAAAAGAAGTTTGTTGAGATACTTGTATCTAAGTGGGGTGAGATTACAAAAGCCGAAGCTCTTAAACAAGCAGGCTACGAGTGTAAAGAAGAAAAATACTATTCTGACATAGCTAGTAAATTAACTAGCAGAAAACATAGTCCACATGTTGTAAAATATTTAGATAAGAAATTAGAGAAAGCTGCTGCTGTTTACGAAAGAGATAGATTAAGAAGATATCGTAGATTAGAAAAGTACGCTGACAATGCGTTTGCTGATAAGCAATATGCTGCCGCCATCAATGCTGAATTCAGATCAGGACAATTAGCTGGTCTTTATGTCGATAAGAAAGAAGTAACAGTATCAGGATTGGAGGGAATGTCACGTGCAGAACTTGAAAAGAAATTACAAGAACTCACAAACAAGATCGATGGATTCAACGCAAAGACCATCGAGGTTGAGCCAGAGACAGATAAACTTATTGAAGAATAAAGATTGGCATTCGTTCATTACAGTCTTTAACGAAGTTTTTAATCCTGGAATGTCAGTTAACTTAGGGAAGGTCAATGTCATCACGAAAAAGAAAATTAATAAACAAAAAAGCTAAAGTTGAGATAGAGAGATATCCATTGGTAGAAGTTGAATGGATAGATATCGTTTCAGATGCATCTTGGCAGTCATTAAAAGATTTAGAAAGAGCTCAGCCAGCGAAGGTAATCACCAAAGGTCATTTGTTTTCTGATGGTAAAGGTCTAGTAAAAGTCTTCTCTGATTATGGTTTGAATGAACACGACAAAACTAAAATAGATGAAGTTGGCAATACTACTGTTATTCCAAAAGCTTGTGTGTTGAACATTAAAAAGGTATAAACCTACTTAATGAAAAAGAGGGAATCTTTATTGTGGCAGAAGATAAATAAAGCACTGCCTAAAGCACATTTAACCCGCATAGAATCTAATACATTACAAGGAATTCCTGATATCAATGGCGTGTGGTCAAGTAAGAGTTTTTGGATAGAACTGAAATCGGATAAATCAAGTTTTCCGAAGCTATCTAAATGGCAAGTTGCTTGGATAAACAAACACATTTACAGAGGTGGAACTGTTTTGATCTGCAATGAGACCCTCTTGGAGAGACGCCTGAAACTTTACAGACCGTTGTCCGCGATCACTGATCCTCGTTCCCTCGTTCCTGACTTCTCGTTCTCGTTTCCCGTACACTGGCCAACGTTCAGGGAGGCATGCTGGGATCTCCTGCACCGAGCTCTGGCTTCTGATGATCTCGCTCGCTTTGAAACAGAAGCTTGGGCACAGGATAACGGCAAGAAGAACTCCCTGGATGACCTGGAACTGTCTCGTTCCTAATCTCGTCTCTCGTTCTCGTTCTTGTCTGTAAAACTTTACTCTTACGGTGATGCACCTGGATCCTCCTTCAAGCTCAGAGACTTCTGTGTTATAGTGATTTGGGGGTCAGTTTTTCCCTCATTGTTTACACTGAACCCCCAACCTCGTTTCTCGTTCTCGTTCTCGTTCATCTCTTTGACCATTGTCCGTTAGCAAAGCACCATGCTTCCCCCTCCCAGAAGGGCGTGGTAGATCCTGCGATTTGACAAATTTTAATTCTGTGATATAATGGGACACGATAAAACAAGAGGAAAAAGAAATGAAACAACGAAAATGGAAGAGCATAGCCGACAAACTACACGATGAATGGTGTATTGAGAATGGCTACCCGATCAATATCAAGCAACCTCGTTCTCGTTCAAAGGACGAACTTCAACGGACAGATGACACACAAGAAGACGGGTCTGGGAAGGACTCTGATGCGTAAGTTCGTTTGGAAGAATTTTGAACTATGTGCGGTAGGAACTGCACTGTCATTACTTTACCTGACGGGTGTGATTAGTTTCTAGGTGCGTCAATTTGTACACTAGCAATATATCCCATTCTATCCCATATTAGAAATGTGAACTGCATTCAGGGCGTAACGCAGAACAAGCAAGTGGCTGTAGTGGTTCACAAGGTCAGGTTTCAAGCATTAGCTCTGGCTATAGAAATATAGTTATAAGATGTTGCTTAACCTGATTGGTCAAGGTGTCCCAGACCCTTGTATACGGGGGAAAAACGAACGCATAGAAATGGATCGGGAGCGTTACTTGACCAGCACCTAATGCGTGCTATCCGTTTTGCAAGATGGGTAGTTAAAGAACTCATACGGGAATTAACCATCGCTGAGTTAGGGTGCAAAGGTGATACAGCAATCCTGTTATCGGCTATGCCGATGCTAAAATACTGTGAATCAAGCCCCTGCTGGATTACAATTGCATTTATGCACCTGCAGGGGTAAAACAACAAACAAAAGGAAATGTATGAACTATGAAGAAAAAATAATGGCAAAGCATTTGCCAGACTTTGTAACAAAGAAAGTTGATTTAAAGGAAGCATCTAAGCTATTGAAGGAAGCGTTAGATAAAATTGCCAAAGAGTTTGGACACGATCCCAAATGGGAAACTTACAAAACAGATTACAAAAAATGGGGCGGAAATTTTGAAGGCGAGATGGTTGGCTATGAAGCTTGCCCCGTTTATGATTGGGGTGTAGGTTATTCTTTAGGAGCATTTCCCAAAAGTTATAGTATGCACAAAAATCCGCAGGATTGGTATTTAGAATGCCACTATGGATTTGATGTAATTTTCACTAACAAATAATATAGGAGAAAATCATGCCGTTAAAAATATATGAAGTCGCTTACAGCGAAGACATTGTGCATCACAAAAGGTTTGAAGCAGAGAGCAGAGATGATGCTCTCGCTCTCGCTCAGAAAGAACTCGAGAAACACAGCTGGGATGTTAACAGAGCTGGGGCGTGGGAACACGGCTCAGGAGAGGGTGGACACCTAGAAGTAATAGATGAACTAGATAAAGAAGAGGAGGAAGAAGATGTCGTTAGTATTAAAACACGAAGATATATTCAAGCAAGATAACAAAGATCAGGACGGAAGCTCGTCTCGTACTAATGTTTGGACTTGGGATACTTGTGTGTTCACACTGATCAACCCGTCAGGAGAAAAAGTTGAACTGAATAGTCTTCACATTAATGACTTCACTCTCGGACACATTCGTGAGGACTTGGAAAAGTATGTAGAAGAAACACACAAGGGAGTGTTGGAGTGATTTGGTTTGCCGTTCTCGTGTGGCTATTGTTCCCTGAACTATCTGTATGGTTATTTTTGGGATTGGTGGCGGGTCTTCACATTTTTGGACATTACGTTTTCTAATGTCGTTGCTCGTCTCGTTTATAATGATCTCACAGATGACATAGCTACTGCACCACACAACAACGGGGGGAAAATCTGGCGGAGTAAGTTCATTACACTACACGTGTAAGTTGTATTTGCCTGCGTCATTCTGTCCACATTATTTTATTGTTATAAGATTAGATGGGATATATAAGAGGGTTAGTAATAACACTAACAAAAGGAAAACAATGAGTAATACAGTCAGAAAGCATAGACTAAAGGCAGATGAGCAAAAGCTTGTGTTGTCTTATGTTAAGCAAAAGACGTTAATGAATAGACTATCCAAAGAGTTAGAGAAGATGAAACAGAACGTGGTTGATCTATTTGAAAAGGCAAAACAAAATGTAATCATAGTTCAAGATGAGAATGGCGAGAATTTAGGATTACAAAAAATAAATCGTAAGAGGCAGAAGTTTGAAACTAGCGAATTCAAATTAAAGCATAATGATTTATACTATCAGTATTGTACTATGATACAATATGACGAATACAAAGTCATAGGCGGTACTAATGACGAATAGTTTAATTAATATATCTAAAGTGTTAGCGGACAAGTCCGCTAACACTAACCTAACTTCTAATCTTAAACTTGATGGCGAAGTAATTAAGTCTCTTAATTACGAGATTATGTTTGGTTTAGTAATAGGCGAAGTCGAGAAGTTAATTATACTTAACAAAGGTAATAAGACTATCGATCAGTTCCATAAAGACATACTACTAAAGCTTAACTATGCTGTTAGTAAATTAATACCAACAGAATAAGTACCACGTACTAGGCGGGCTAATACCCGCCTAGATCCATCACCAGCTATCGCATCACCATCAACACACGCACAGCTAGAAGGCTCATACATCTAGTCAAGATCGTTTCGTTTATCGCTACATATTGACCGCGTTTTAAAAACAAGGTACTTTTGACGGGAGGGGTTTCAGAGCAAGTTACATAAATACACTCAACTCTGAAACGCTTTGGGTACCTTTAAAAAGGGGACCCAAGAAAAACAATTTTTAAAAATGAATAAACTAGATTTATTATCAGACGAAGAATTAAGAACCTTAATACTCAAGAAGCAGATCGAATATATAAAATTATGTCAGGATAACTTTTTATATTTTGTAAAAGCTATGTGGCCTGATTTCATTTGTAGAGATACAGATGTTGAAGAAGAATGGGGACACCATCAGATTATTGCCAATGAGTTTCAAAACATTGCAAGTAAGGTTCATAACAGATTAATTGTTAACATGCCCCCTAGGCATACAAAGTCAGAGTTTGCATCTTATTTGTTTCCTGCGTGGTACATTGGTAAATACCCTAATAAAAAATTGATGCAGGTTTCACACAATGCTGAACTTGCTACAAGGTTCGGTAGCAAAGTTAGAAACTTAATGGACACCGATGACTACAAAAGTATTTTCGGAGATGTTAAGCTACGAGAAGATTCAAAAGCAAAAGGACGTTGGGAGACCAATCATGGTGGGGAATATTTTGCAGCGGGTGTAGGCGGTTCTATCACAGGACGAGGGGCGGATCTTTTGATTATTGACGATCCACATACTGAACAAGATTCAATGTCTGATTCAGCTATGGAAAGAACTTACGAGTGGTACAGCTCTGGTCCACGACAACGTTTACAACCTGGTGGTTCGATAGTCGTTGTTATGACAAGATGGGCACAGGACGATTTAACAGGAAGGCTCATCAAATCACAATCAGAACCTAAATCAGATAAATGGAGAGTGATTAACTTTCCAGCAATACTGGACAACGGAGAACCTGTCTGGCCTGAATACTGGTCACTAGAAGAATTAGAAAAAGTTAAAGCATCTGTTTCTACGAAGAACTGGAATGCACAATACATGCAAGACCCAACTTCAGAAGAAGGTGCCATCATCAAAAGAGACTGGTGGAAAAAATGGGACTCAGAAATTTTACCACCTTTGAAACACATCATACAAAGTTATGATACAGCTTTTAGTGCGAAAGAATCCGCTGACTATTCTGCTATTACGACATGGGGTATTTTTCAACCAAGAGAAGGTTATGAAGATTGTATTATTTTATTAGATGCTATGAAAGGAAGGTTCGACTTTCCTGATCTTAAGAATGTGGCAATCGATCAATATAAATATTGGGAACCTGAAACAGTTATCATCGAGGCTAAAGCGTCAGGTCAACCTTTGATTCACGAATTACGTAGAACGGGTATTCCTGTCATAGATTATGTTCCTGCAAAAGGTAGAGATAAATATACTAGAATTAACTCTGTGGCTCCTATCTTTGAATCAGGTATGGTTTATGCACCTATTCAAGAGAAATTTGCCCAAGATGTTATTGAGGAATGTGCGGCTTTTCCTAATGGCCAATACGATGACTATGTTGATTCAATGACCCAAGCTGTGTTAAGATTCAGACAAGGTGGATTTGTTAGCACTTATTCTGATGCAATGGACGAACCTAACTTTAAAATAGAAAAGGATTATAATTATTATGGCTAGTAGTAAGAAAAAACAGATATCAAGAAATCTACCTCTTTATATGAGAGATAGAAATAAATCTAAAGATATGGGTGATGATCTTCCTATGTCTATGGAAGGTTCACCAACTGTAACTGATACAGAAACAGGAGAAACAACTTACGGAAGTCCAAGAAGAAGACCAAAACATAAAAAAAAAGGTGGTATGATCGAATGCAGAGGTGGCGGAATAGCAATCAGCGGTAAAAAATTTCAAGGAGTATTTTAATGTACAAAAAAAATAAAATGAAATACGGTGGTATGAAAAAGAAAAAAGTTATGAAAGCTAGTAAGGGTGAAATGGCTTTAAAAGATTTTGTAGAAGAAGGTGTATTTGAACCTGGTAGTAGAGCCTATGAAAAAGTAATGCAAGATGATGTAGATCAAGCAGCTAAAAGATACGATATGATTAAAGGTGCTAAGAAAGCACTTAGAAGAATTAAAAAAGAAAAAATGAAAACAGGTGGCATGTCAAAAGCTAGAGGTACAGGATGTGCTATCAGAGGAACTAACTTTAAAGGAATATTCTAATGGAAAAAGATACAAAGTATAGAAAATATTTAGAAGGTTTAAAAAAGGCTACAAAAAAAGAATCATTCTTAGAAAGAAGAATGAAACTAGGTGGCAAAGATGCTTTAAGTTATGCAGCTAAAGCAGCTAAGGCTTCTAAGTATGGAAAGATTGCAGGAGCAGTTGCAGCAGCAGGTATAGCAGGCTCAGCATTCTTAAGATCTAAAATGAAAGACATTAAAGAAAAACAACAAGCTGAAGGTAAAATGGGCGGTGGAATGATGAAGAAATATCAATCAGGCGGCCTATCTCCAAAAGCTAGTAATGATGCATTCTTAAAAAAAAGAATGGGTCTAGAAGGAGTTAAAAGTTTTCTTAAAATTCCAAAAATAGGAAAAATTATGGGTGCCGCTGCCGCTATTACAGCAGCTGGTAATTATGTAGGGAAAAAAGCTTATGATAAGCTAAAAGATAAAGATAAAAAAATGGGTGGTGGCATGATGTATAAATATAAATCAGGCGGCCTATCTCCTAAACAAAAAAAGATTGCAAGAATGGCTCCTCCACCTGACAAGATCACGGGAGATGATTTTAAAGCTATGAAAACCATGAAAGCTAAATCAGGAGCTATGGTTTATGTTAAAACTAAAATAGGTAAAAACAAACCTACCAAAATTTGTTAGGAGGCTAAATGGCCGATCTAACAAAGATCTTCAGAGGCATAGGGTCACTTCTTAAAAAAACCAAAAAGCCAGAACCTTCAAAAGCTACAGGTGAAGGTAGAAAATTAATTACATACGCAAAGGAAAACAAAAATCTTTCTGCTAGGGAACTAGCTAAGAAAGATGTCCAGACACCTGCCGTTATGGAACGAAAGGTCACTGATGATCTTTTGATGGGTGAAAGACAACAACCTCTATTTGGTTCTTCTACTTATGACTGGGCAATGAAGATGGGTCCTGGTAAATACACACCTGACGAATGGTTGAATCATTTAACTTCTACAAGAAAAGTTAAGATGAAAGTATTTGGTGAACCTGTAACTAAAACAGTTAGAGAACCTAAAAGATTTACTTATGATAAAGGTTCTAGATTTGCAGGCAAAGAAGCATCCATTAGTGTTGAAGAATTATTTGATACAAACTTAGCTAACTTTGATGAGTTTGGTAATTTAACAGGTGGCCTTTTAGATTCAGCACGTAAATTTGGTTTAAAGCTTTCTGCACAAGATATTGGTAACGCCATTAGATTGAATCCAGTAAACAGATTAGTCTCTACAGAGTATGGTACAACGATGGCTCCTGCACTTGTAGAAAAAATTTATAATAGAACTTACAACGTATTAAAAGATATTGCTCCTAAGATTACTGAGATACCAAGATTGAATCAAATGGATAGAAACTTAAGAGCCATACGAAATGAAATTAATAGAGGTAGCATACCAAGTGCAACAAAAGCTTATGATGATTTAACTAAAGACATTATTGAACTTAGAGCAAAAGCAAGAGCACAACCTAATCCTGATCAAACTTTTATTACTAAACTAAATCAGTTACAAGGCGAAGCTGATGACATGATCAAACAATTAAAATCAGATGTTAAACCTGTTAAGTACAAAGAAGAAACAAGTTATACATTACAAGGTGGAGACAATTACAGAGAAACGGTCTTTTCATTACCAGAACCTATTCCTGGAAACTCTGAACCTTTAAGAAAGTTTGGTCACTTCTCAGACATTGAAAACAATATCTTTCACGTAAGATATGATACTAGATACACACCTGATGGTAAGAAAGCATTAGTGATACATGAAATACAATCTGACGCTAATCAGAATATTGCAAAACAACTTACCGCCAAAGAAGCTTTCAAAGGTGAAAAAAGAATTAATCCTTTCCAAAAAGAATTAGAAGTTGAAATGTTAAACAATGCACGTGGAGAACTTATACGTGATTTAGACCAAGCTTATAAAACAGGTAGCAGCAGACTAATTAGCTCTTTATCAACTCAGCTTGCTGATACATCTAAAAAATTAAATAACCTATATACTTCAGCAGGTAGAGGCTCAAGTAAAAGTGATTACTTTCCGTTGTTAGAAGCAGATGCTTATGGAGACTATGCTCTTAAATTTTTAATGAACAAAGCGGCTAAAGAGAATGTCGATTACGTAGCCGTTATGCCTTTTAACAAATTACATATCAGACAAGGCTATAAAGAAGGTAACGAAAGATTTTATGGTTATGCAAGTGGAAAGGGTATTAGAAACAGAGGAGAAGCTGTTATGCCACAGCTTATGAAGAAGTCTGCAAGATTCAATGATTCAAAAGCAGGGCCAATTAAAATTTCTTTATCAAATCCTAATAAGCCTTATAAAGATATTAAAACAAGAACAGATAAAAGATATCCATCTACTCATCCTTTAAGAAATCAAGAGACCAGAGACGTATGGCATGAAGATGCTTTTGAGCAACAAATACAAGGAACTACTTTTATGGATAAGAATAACCCTAATTTATATTTTAATGCTTTTGCTATTGAAGTTAAACCTGCAATGAAGTATACGCAGAAGTTGTATAAGCGAGAGGGCGGTTTAGTAGTAGATATCTTTAAGAGATTATGATAACTTATCAATATGGCGATAGAAAATAACAATCAGACAGAGCTGGACGAAAATATCGAAGTTGAAGAAGAAATGGTTCAACCAGAAGGCTTGCCTCCTGAAGTAATAGTTGAGGGAGAAGAACAAATCGAAGAAGCTCCAGAAGACGATTTCAATGCTAACCTAGCTGAGGACATGGATGAACGTGTGCTTAGACGACTAGGGTCTGAACTTATTGACGAATTTAAAAAAGACAAAGAATCTAGAAAAGAATGGGAAGAAGCCATTGAGAAAGGTTTAGATTTATTAGGTGTTAAATACACAGAGCAAACCAAACCATTCAGAGGTGCATCAGGTGTCACCCATCCGTTGTTAAGTGAATCTGCTACGGCATTCCAAGCCACTGCATACAAAGAACTCATTCCATCAGACGGGCCAGTTAGAACACAGATTGTAGGTTTACGATCAACGGCCACCGAACAACAATCAGATCGTGTTAAAGAATACATGAACTATTTATTAATGGAGAAGATGGAAGAATATACAACGGACATGGATCAGATGTTATATTACTTACCATTACAAGGAAGTACCTTTAAAAAAGTTTATTATGATGCTTTTTTAAACAGACCTGTTTCTAAATTTATTCCAGCTAACGATTTAGTCGTACCTTACTACGCATCAGATTTAAAAGACGCAGGTAGAATTACACACGTAATGAAATCATCCGAGAATGAACTTAATAAAAAAATGGCTGCAGGTTTTTACAGAAATGTAGAACTACCTCAACCTGAAATGCAAACAAGTAGTCTAGATTCTAAAATTGATCAACTAGAAGGAATTAAGAACACATACACAGATTACATTCATACGGTTTTAGAAATGCATGTAGAGTTAAATTTAGATGAATATGGTAATTTTGATAAGCGATCACAAAAAGGTGCAATCAAGATTCCATACATTGTAACAATCGATGAAGGGTCAGGAGAAGTTTTATCTATTTACAGAAACTATAGAATAGATGATCCAACGTACACAAGAATTGAATACTTTGTACACTACAAATTTTTACCAGGATTAGGTTTTTATGGCTTTGGTTTAATTCACACAATCGGTGGATTATCTAGAGCGGCTACAATTACCCTTAGACAATTAATAGATGCAGGTACTTTAAAAAATTTACCAGCAGGATTTAAGTCTAGAGGACTAAGAGTACGTGATGATGACCAACCCATTCAGCCAGGAGAGTTTAGAGACGTAGATGCACCTGGTGGAAACATTAGAGATCAGTTTTTTAATCTACCTTTTAGTGAACCAAGTGGTACTTTATTCCAACTTTTAGGTTTTGTAGTACAAGCAGGACAGAAATTTTCAGCTATAACTGAGTTTGACACAGGTGCGGATGCTCAAAATAGAGCAGTTGGCACTACAATAGCACTTATGGAGCGTGGAAGTCGTGTGATGAGTGGTGTTCACAAGCGTTGTTACTACGCAATGAGAGTAGAATTTAAAATTTTAGCAAGAATTTGTGCAGAATTTCTTCCACCTGAGTATCCTTATGATGTTTATGGTGGCCCAAGACAAATTAAATCAGCAGATTTTGATCAAAGAGTAGATATTTTACCTGTTGCTGATCCAAATATTATGTCTATGGCTCAAAGAGTGACGTTAGCACAGACACAATTACAAATTGCACAGACAAATCCGCAAATTCACAACATTCACGAAGCTTACAGACGTGTTTATCAGGCATTAGGAACAAAACAAATTGAAACTTTGTTAAATCCACCGCCTCAACAACCTCAACCACAAGATCCAGCTAAAGAAAATGCTAGAGCACTACAAATGAAGCTGTTAACTGCGTTTGAATATCAAGATCATGACGCACACATAGCTGCTCATATGGCATTTATGGCTTCTAGAATGGTTCAGATCAATCCTATGGTGTATGCATTGTTACAATCACACATATCTGATCATATTTCTTTCAAAGCACAGAAAGAAGTTAGAGAACAATTTGCACAAGACCCAAGTTTAGTAAATTTACAACAACAAGACCCTCAAGCTTTCCAAGTTGCATTCGATAATGCAGTTGCAACTGCTGCAGCAGAGATTACAGCAGAACTAGTTAGACAAGAAATGGCAAGTAGCAACAAAGAAGATCCACTTGTTAGAATTAAACAACAAGAAATTGATTTACGTGCTATGGATATGCAAAGAAAAGAAAAAGAAACTCAAATGAAGATGGAGCAAGAGAATATGAGAGCTAACGAGAAGTTACAATTTGAGTATGACAGACTTCAACAACAAGATGAAGCTTCAGACAAGCGTTTAGATATTGCTGAAGAGAAACTTAACATAATGAGGAGAAAATAATGCCACTTACAAAAAAAGGATCTAAAATAATGAAAGCCATGAAAAAAGAATATGGCAAAAAAAGAGGTGAAAAGATTTTTTACGCTTCTAAAAACAAAGGTACTATTAAAGGTGTCGAAAAGGGAAAAAAGAAAAGGGCTTAGTGGTGGTAAAAAATTTGGCCCACCCCCAAAAAGAGGACCTCAACCAAGAGGACTCAAACTTAATCCAGGTACCCTCATCAGTTTGGAAACAAAACCAATCAGAAGAAAATAACCTTGCATATTTTGCAGGAGTTATTGAAGGAGAGGGTTGTTTCTTTAATTCAAAAAATCAAACAGGAAGATTATATCCAACCATTCAAGTTGAGATGACAGATGGCGATGTCATTCACAAGCTAAATGATTTTTTTAAAGGCAATGCACCATTTTCTAGAAAACGTGCTGAAGATAGACTTAGAAGTTATAGATTTAGAATTATGGGAGAACGTGCGTTAAAAATAATGTTTGATATATATAATTATTTGTCAGCTAGACGTAAAGCTAAGATTGATCAAGTGATGAGAGAGTATTGTGAGTATCATGCTGATCGTGTAAAATATGAAAAATTATATAAAGTAATTAAACATAATAAAAAATGATACCTTGGGGACTATTTGGTTCAGGAATCAAAGCTGGACTAGAAATTTACAAAAATAAAAAAGCAGCTGATGTTGCAATGTCGGAAGCTAAACTTCTTCATATTGAAAAAATGAAACGTGGAGAAATTGAGTTTACTGGTAAAATTGCAGAAAATCAAAAAAACGACTGGAAGGACGAATTTGTCCTTTTGACAATTTCTTCGCCTCTGTTTTTGTTAGCATATTCTGTATTTGCAGAAGATGAAAAGATGCAAGAGAAGATTGACTTGTATTTTCAAAAATTACAAGAGATGCCTTGGTGGATAGTGGGACTTTGGGTTTCAGTAGTGGCCGCAATTTACGGACTTAAAGCTACAGACATTATGAATATGAATAAAAAATAGTTGTTTATTTCTCTACAATAGGTTAGAGAGATAACAATGAACATCTATCCTCACATTTCATATACTAATCACGGTAGATGTTTAGGTTCAGGTTATAATGATATCTTAAAAAGATATCAGAATGACGAATGGTTAGTCTTTCTTGATCACGATGCTATCTTAACTACTAATGATTGGTACAAACAATTAAAAAAATGTATTGAGAATTATCCTGAAGGTAGATTATTTTCAGCTAGAGTTAATAGAGTTAACACAGTAGAACAACTTGCTGTTGGAGTTGATATACATAACCACGATTACAAATATCACAGAAGAATAGGAAAACACCTATCTGACAAGTATTGGGGTAAGTGCACAGATCATTCAAATATAAATCAAGCTGGTCATTTTTCAGGTCATTTCTTTTGTGTGAACGTAGGAGCAATTAGACATTCAGGTGGTTTTCCCGTCACAGGACATGAGCTGATGTGTGATAATTATATACATATTCAAATACTAGAATCAGGACATAAAGCTTTCATTTGTGATGGAATTTATGTATATCATTGGTACAGATATGATGAAGCAGCAGATTACTCAAAACCTGTATTAAAAAATTTAGAAAAAAATTATATGGAGAATATTAAATATGCAAAATAAAGTTTACTACGCAAAAGCAGTTTATGGCAAAGAAGAAATTAAAGCAGTTAATGAAGTTTTAAAAAATAATTTAGCTTTGATGGATGGTCCTAAAGTTAAAGAGTTCGAAAAAAGAGTAGCGTGGTGGTTTGGTAAAAAATATGGTGTGATGGTAAACTCAGGTTCATCAGCAAACTTGCTTGCTTTGAGTTCATTACATTTACCAAAAGGAAAAGAAGTTATTACTCCAGCTTTAACCTTTGCAACAACAGTTGCACCTATTTATCAATGTGGATTGATACCTCATTTTGTAGATGTTGAGCATGCTGAATTTATTACCAATCCAGAGTTAATAGAAAAGGCAATTAATAAAAATACGGTAGCAATTATGGTACCAAATTTATTAGGTAACATTGCTGATTGGAAAGCCATTCATAAATTAGCTAAAAAACATAAATTAAAAGTCATAGAAGATTGTGCTGATACACTTGGTTATAAATATTATGCAAGTAGTAATAAAACAACAGGACAGTATAATGATTTAGTAACTACAAGTTTTTATGCATCACATATTATAACTGCCGCAGGCTTTGGTGGAATGATTTGTACTAATGATAAAAAACTTTATGATGAATTAAAACTATTTAGAGGTTGGGGTAGATCATCTGCATTATTTAATGAATCAGAAGAAATAGATAAAAGATTTAATGTTAAAGTAGATGGTATAGATTATGATTCTAAATTTATATTTAAAGAAGTAGGATATAATTTTTTACCTTCAGAAATATCAGCTGCTTTTGGTTTAGAGCAACTTAAAAAATTAGAAAAGTTTACAAAAACAAGACAGAAAAACTTTGAGTCTTTAGAAGACTTCTTTAGACCTTATGTTGATTATGCTTGGTTTGACGGAGTTGGTTGTAAACAAAATGCAGATACACCAATGTTATCTTATCCATTAGTATTAGGTGGCAAAGCACCTTTTACTAGAAAGGAATTACAAACACATTTTGAAAAAAACGGAATACAAGCTAGAACTATTTTTACTGGAAACATAACAAGGCAACCTGTTATGAAAGGAAAAACATTTAAAGGTTCTGGACACTATCCTGAAGCAGATCATGTAATGCAAAATGGTATGCTATTAGGTGCTCATCAAGGTATGACAAAAGAAGAAATTAATTATATTAAAAAAGTATTCACTAATTTTGCAAAGAAATATAAAAAATAATGTGGGACATAGATCTAGTTGAAGCTAAACACGGTTCTTTTTTAGTGCCTAAAGTTGATGAATTTATAGGTCAATCTTTAAAATTAAATAAACAATGGGAAGAAGAAACACTAGATCTTTGTAAAGAACTATTAAAATCAGATTCTATTGTTGTAGAAGTTGGTTCACACATAGGAAGTCATACGGTTCCAATATCTAGAATGTGCAGAAAAGTTTTTGCATTTGAAATGCAAAGATTAATATTTCAATTACTTAATGCCAATCTTATGTTAAATGGTAGATTAAACGTTCATACATTTTTTAATGCTGTATCTAATGAAAGCAACACTATTAAATTAGGTGAAATGAATTGGGGAGTAGATGACGAAAATAAACTTAATACAGGTAATGGAAAGTTTGCTAATTTAAAACATGACCAAGGTTATCCAACTAAAATAGTTACTTTAGATGAAGAGCTAGGACACTTAAAACAAATAGATTTATTAAAATTGGATGCAGAGGGAGAAGAAGTAAACATTTTAAAAGGCTCAAAAGAAATTATAAATAAGTTTAAACCTCATATCCTTACTGAGTTTGGAGAGAGAAATGTAAATGACTTAAGAGAATTATTAAAAGATGATTATGAACTAATTGACGTATCATCTAAAATTTTATTTGATGTGCCTAACTTAATGATGTATTGTAAGCCTAAGATATGGATATAAATTCTTTTGATCAAATTAAATCTTTAATAGCTAGAAGAAAAGAACGTCTCATTCAAACTATTACCTACTCTGTTGACACTGTAGATCAACTAATGTACATTAGAGGACAAATCAAGTCGCTAGACGACTTGCAACAAGACATTAAAGACTTGTTAGAAAAACAGGAGCAAAGATATGACAGAGTCCACGGAGACACCGAAGGAGACTAAGAGCATTGAAGACGCTTACAAAAATGAAGAAGAAGTTTCAAAGGTCTTAGACGAAAAAACAATCGATAAATCACTACTAGACAGACTACCTACACCTACAGGGTATAGAATTTTAGTTCTACCTTGGTCAGGTCCAAAGAAAACAAAAGGTGGAATTATCTTAAGTGACAAAACTCACGAGACTATCCAAATGACAACTGTTTGTGGCCTTGTACTAAAAATGGGAAACCTTTGTTATAGAGACAAAGAAAGATTTCCATTTGGTAAATGGTGCACTGAACGAGACTGGGTCATATTTGGCAGATATGCTGGCTCTAGATTCAAAATAGAGGGAGGAGAAGTGAGAATACTAAACGATGATGAAATCATTGCCACTATTTCAAATCCTGCCGATATTTTGCACCATTACTAGAAGGAGGAAGCAATGGCAGAAGAAACAGTTACATCTCGTGATGAGGTGGAATTAGATACTGACGGTGTCAATGAAGAAACCGTAAGTGTTGAACAAGAAAAAGAAACAGATAATAATTCTCAAACTTTCAAAACTGAACAACAGGAAGTTGATCTAGGATATTCTGACGTTTCTAAGAAATCTTCTAATGAAGCAAAATCAGAAGAAGATAAACCTTCAATTGAAATTGAGGAAGAATCAGTTGAAGAAACAAAACCTAAAGATAATTTAAAAAAAAGACAATCTGACTATCAAAAAAGAATAGACAGTTTACATTTTCAAATTAAAGAAGCTGAAAGAAGAGAAAAAGCTGCTTTAGCTTATGCCAAAGGACTTAAGAAAAAGTATGATGGCGTTGAGAAAAAGTTTGAAGAGTCTGATACAAACTATCTGAAGGAATACGGAGCAAGGATAGACTCTGATAAGGAAAAAGCAAAAAGATTCCTTAAAGATGCTATAGAAGCTCAAGATGCAGACAAGATAGCTGAGGCAAATGAGCAATTAACTAAGTTAGCCGTTGAAAGAGAAAAAGTGGCTATTAGCTTAAATGCTAAGGAGCAAGCAGCTAAAGAAAAACAAGAAAACCCATCAAATACTGATGAAATACCAATGCAAGCACCAATTAGTGCAAGAACACAAAAATGGGCTGAAGACAACGCTTGGTTTGGAAGTGATAGAGTTATGACAAATGCTGCCATGTCTATACACGAAGAACTACAGGGTAGTGGTATTGAAACAGAGAGTGATGAGTATTATAATCAAATAAACAAACGTATGAAGGAGTATTTCCCTCACAAGTTTGCCCAGGATTCGACTGATAAAGAAACCGTTGTAACAAAGCAACCCGTCCAAAACGTTGCAGGGGTAAGTCGAAGACAAGGAGGACGCAAGTCTGTGAAACTCACCAAGTCACAGGTAGTAATCGCTAAGAGATTAGGGGTGCCACTAGAGGAATACGCTAGATACGTGAAGGGAGGAACAAATGAATAAACATTTAAACGCTTCACGGGAGTCCGAGTCAAGGAAAAAACTTGAACGAAAAAAGGATTGGACTCCATCATCCAGTTTGGATGCACCACCTGCACCACACGGGTACGCCCATAGATGGATTCGTACATCCGTGCAAGGTTTCGAAGATACATCTAATGTATCTAGAAAACTAAGGGAAGGTTGGGAATTTGTAAGAGCTGATACACTTTTAAGTGAACTTGGTTCAAACGAATATCCAGTCATTACCGAAGGAAAACATCAGGGGTTAATCGGAATTGGAGGCCTTGTGTTGGCAAGGATACCTTTGGAGATATTGAAGTCACGTGCTGAGTATTTTAGAAGAATGACTCAAGACAGAATGAACGCGATTGACAGAGATCTTATGAAGGAACAACATCCAGACATGCCTATCAATATTGAGAGGCAGTCTAAAGTGACCTTTGGTGGTGGTCGCAAAAAATAATATTTTTGCAATTACTACATGGTCTTATAACAACTGTTAAAAGGAGAACATAAATAAATGGCAAACGTAAGTGAAAAGTTTGGTCTAAGACCATACAGAAAACTAGACGGTACACCATTGGTTGGAGCTCAAAACAGATACACTATTAAAGGTGGCTATGCTACAGCAATATTCCAAGGAGATTTGGTAATCCCAACTTCTACTGGTAACATTGAAAAGCATACTGCTGGAAATAGTGCGGCTGTTGTGGGTGTTTTTAACGGAGTGTTTTATAATGATCCAACTACACAGAAACCGACATACAAAAACTACTACCCTGGTGGCGTAACACCAACTCAAGGCGATGTAACTGCCTTTGTTGTTGACGACCCAGATGCAGTATTTTTGGCTGATGCGGACACTGTGTTTACAAGAGCGATGCTTTATAAAAATTACTCTGTTACAAATACAACAGGTGTAACGCAAACGGGTATATCAAAAGCACAACTAGATGTTGGAGCTTCTGGAACTGCAACTACATTCGTAATTCAAGCGATTGATATTTCGCAAGACCCAGATAACTCTGATACTTCAAGTGCAAATGCGAACATACTCGTAAGAATCAACAATCACTTCTACAGAAGTGGTACAGGCTTAGCATAAGGAGAATAGACTATGGCAATATCACG